CCTGCCATGCTAGGTGCAGGCAAAGCGCCAATCCCCACGTTCTCAGGCATAACCGGCGCATTCATCTGCGCAATCTCTTGGTCAGCCACCGGGGGTTGCTGCTGCATCCCAGCCACGCCTTGCTGCGCGGCACGTAGTTTCTTGCGGCGGTTGGATTCCGAAACAGCCAATGCCAGACTGAACGGATCGTCCTTGTGCATCTGCGCAAACTGCTGCAGGGCCGGGTCGGCCATCAAGGCCAAGCTATCGCTAATGCTGGTGAACTCACTCATCGTTTGCATGATTACCCCCGCCCAATTTGGTTGAGTGCCAGTCCTGCCAACCCGCCCGCAGGCTTATCTTTGACTGCTCCACCTTTTTTAAACTTCCCGCCACCGAGCATGTACGCGCCTGTTAAAGACGTGCCAGCGCCAAGCAATTGCGAACCGACACTAGGTGGTGCCTGATACAAAGAGCTAACCGTGCCCATCGGAGTACCACGCAAGATGTTTGACATGAACTCAAGCTGCTGATACGGATACTTTTGTTGGGTTTGAAAGTCTTGATATTTTTGCGACAAACCTGCTTGCTCTTGCGCTTGCCGCTGCCCGCCGTACAGGTTCTGGAGCTTGTTGATGTCCATGCCCTGAGCAAACTCTTGCCCACCTAAAGCACCCATCTGACCCGCGCCAGTAATTGCGGTTTGCAATCCTTGTAATCCCAGACCAGCGCCATATTGGCGTGACTGTTCACGAAGCGCCTGTTCACGAGCAAAGTTTTGTTGTGCCTGCTCAAACGCAGACATGTATCCTTTGGCCCGGATATCACCTTGGAGCTGACCAAGGTTGCGCTGCCGCTCTGCTTCAATAATGCCCTGACGAGAACCGCCAAACGCACCGGAGCGAACAGCTTGCCCTTGATCCACAACACCTTGCATTTGAGATGCGCGTTGTGCTTCCCGAAGCTGCGGCTCCATCGCCTGCTCAAGGTACGGATTCATGTACTGACCAGCAGTCTGGCTGGTAAACCCACCCATTTCATACGGGTTGTAGTTAGTACCCAGAGCGCCCATCGTGGCAGCACCAGCCAACTGACCGGCCTGAGCACCCAGCGCGGAGGGCTGCATTTGCGCAGCACCTTGGAACGACTGCTGCTGCATGGGATCAAACCCGGCAATTCGCTCGCTACTGTAGGTCTGGTACGGAGTCTGTGTAAGAGCTTGCGCTTTGCCCAGCGTCTCTTTGGCATACGGCTTGGCCCATTCTGGCAAATCAGAAACTTGTGTTGAGGATGCCTGCTGACCACCACCACCACCGCTGTCTAAGTGCAGGCCGAACACACCTGCTGAACGCAGAGCAGCAAGAATAAATTTAATTGGATTCACTTAGATGCTCCTTGCGGTAATCATCAAACCGCTCATAAAACATAGCCTTCCAGACCTCTGGCAAAACTTCTTTTGCCTTCTCTGCGCCAAGACAAACGTGTACTGCGTAGGCAACAATACTACCCGCTGCGTAGCGCAGACTGTGGGCAATCTCAATACCGTGCGGGTCTTTGGCCTTCTCAAACGCATTAGCGGTCTCGTATGAGGAGACCACCACCAACCACATCGGCAAAATCTGCTCTTGAATGGCACGGTAGAACGGGTTAGCCGGAAGATAGACAAGGCACGTTAAGAAAGCGCGGTTGATATCGTCGGCGCTCACGGGCTTGTCCCGGTCAATAATGTCGTCCCATGTGTGCGCCAGATTAACAAACGCACGATACATGTTCAGGGCATCCTGATTGCCCCCGAACCACTCCAGTTTGCCTTGATCTTTCATGCCGGAAGCATTTGCTCAGAACGGCTGTTCACAGCGACCTTGCCTTTGCCAACGCTCTTGTTGCGGTTCTTCTGAATGCGGTCCATCATGGCGTAGAGCTTACGAGCGCCAGCTTCAGTCGAGCCGTTGCCCAACTCAGACACGATACGAGCCGGGACCACGAACTCACCATCGGCAAGTCGAGCGGGGCGCTTGTTAGCAATCGTTGCAGGGATGGAATCAGACACACCATCACCGGGGCCACGTAGCAGTCGGCCACCATCGGAGTAGTCGCCTAGATGGGAGATGCCTCCAGCAGCATAGGGTGCGGCGGCTGCGTCAGCAGGACTTGGACTTACACCTGCTGAATCCATGCTGGGGTCTGCGCCGGGGACGGAACCATCGTTAGTAATTGACGGAGTTGCATCAACAACAGCCACATCGGGGTTTACAGGAAGACTAAAGCCGGGGTCTGGGTCGGGCGCACCGCCTAGCACTGAAGGAAGGCCAGCCAAAGAAATAGAATCTTTTGGCTTTACCGGCTCTACACGCGAGTACAACATTGTTTTTGGATCGTAAGCGTAATCCGAAGTCATCGTGCCGCCTTCTGCGGCCATCTTTGTAGTCGGATTTAAACGTGTGTAGCTGGGACGGAAGTACGTGTACTCACCAATCCCGCCAACTTGAGTGGGAGTTTCTAACCGACCGGGGTCATATGCGTAGCGGAATTGTTCTTTATCTACAGGCGCTTGAGCACTCTTTTTTTCTTGGAACAGCGCCGGAGACAGTGCAGCCGCACCATACTTAAGCTTGTCAAACGTGCTCAGCGGTGGAGTGGTAGGGGTCGTAGCAAGTTTTTGTGCAACAGCGTTTTGTGCGGCCTGCTCTTGCCCGTAAATGTCGCCAATGTTTATTGCTTCTTGAGTCAGACCGTACTGAGGGGCGACGCCTGTAGCCGCAGGGAATGCTTGTGCTGGTGTGACCGACGGAGCGACCATAGTGTTTGTTACGGGCGCGTTCATGGGGGTAGTGACAGGGCTGTAGCCCCTCGCACCTATGTCTGTTAAAGCTGCCGCATCTTGCGCAACATTAAAAGAGCCAGAACCCAGCGCCCCTTGTCCATACGCGGGGTGCATAAACTCACCGCCTACGCCTTCCGGGAAGTATGGTGTTGCCACCGGAGCGGGCGGTACGATTGCCTCAATAGGCTGAAGAGCGTTAGCAGGATTCGCGGCATACGCACCTACTCCTTCTGCACCAGCCGCGCCGCTTACTGCACCAGTACCCGCGCCCATAACGCCGCCCATTAGACCTGCACCACCATAAGCGCCAAGACCGGCCATCAGACCCTTAGAAAGACTGCCGGTGCGCAGAGCTTGCAGGCCGCCGAGACCCAGACCAATAGTAGCCGCGTTACTCAAGCCTGGAATGATCGCAGCGCCAGCAGCACCGCCCGTTGCAAACATCAAACCCGCGCCAATCAGCGTGGGGAGTAGTGACGACAGAAAGCCAGCTTCAGGCAAGCCGGTTTGGGGGTTAATCGAAAGTGAGCCACCGTGTGCCCGTGCAAGAGCTTGAAGTCCGTAGACTTCCTTGGGGGCCATGTGAACCAGCATCGTGTCTGGCCCCCTGCCACGGGAAGCCATGTCTTGCGCAAGAACTTGTAGGCTCATTGGGGCCTCACGAAAAAAGGGGTGGTTGATGGTATCACAATGAGGTCTTTATTCGGAGCATTTGGCTCGTAGCTTGTACGCCGTCTGCGGTATCTCGGTAGACATCGCCAAGACGTAGATTGGGCAGGTCAGCTTGCGTTGGTAGCGTGTTTAAATCTAAGTTCAAACTGGAACCCTGCATAGCTCCGGGGTTGTCTAGTTGGTTAAAATACAGACGCAAAGCGTCAACCAACGCCGACATAAACTGAGCGTCGTACTCAACCGGTGCAGTTGGTAGACGCGGGGCACGGACTAAGGGGTTGCTCATGCTTACCTACGTCCATCCGGGCGGATGTCGATCCGGGGTGCGCCAAGCTGCCAGTTCACGCCCAAGCCTTCAGAGCTAATTTTGAATGCCATTTGCCTACCACGGATGCGCGTGTAAACAATCTGGGTGAACTGCTGCACCGTGTAGTTGCGCTGGCCTTGGTAGTTCTGCGTGCTGGTGACTGTTGGCGTATCCGCCGTGCCGTAGTTGGCACCGGGGTTCTGGCGCGGACGCAGAGTAAATGTGATCTGCGGGTTGTTGACGTACGAGCCGTCAAAGGTCAGGTCAGGAATGATCCGCCACACAAAACCATAGTTATGCCCGTCCCCGATGTCAAAGTCGGCAGACTGACAGAACGCGCTGATGGCGCTGGGTGGGTTGGTGGTGCCGTCATCCACACCGTTTTCATGGTAGACCAGTTGGTTGCCGTAGGTGGTGGCCGACGGGAAATCGCGCAGGGGCGTATCCAGCCATGCGGTGCGGCCCAAATTGCCGTAGCTCCAGATGCGCTCAAGGTGGTTGTAAATGACGTAGCGATCAACAACCGTGGAGTTGGCCGAACAATAGAACCACCAGATTTCGTTGTAGCCCTCGTTCGTTCCCGCGAAGAACTGGTACTGCTGCTGGAGGTTGATGTCACCAAAGATGTACTGGCGCAGGGGGCAGTACAGGGTTTCTACGCGGCCCGAGTACATGTAGAACTTGTCCAGCCCCATCCAATACGTGATGTTGGCTGCGGTGGCAGTGGCGTTGGGGCCAGCGATTGAAGTGTTGCTGCCAAGAATCTGGAAGCCCCACACAAACGGAGCGCCAAGGTACTGCATGGAGTAGATGGCGGCATCCGTCCAGACCAAGATTTCCTGCCGGGTTTGCTGGTGGGCAACGATGCTGGAGCCGATAGACAAGCGGTAGTCGCCCGCTTGATTCGTAGCTGCCGGTGCCCATGTAGCGTAGTCTTCTTGGTTAGACCAACGGATTAGCAGCGGGTCAAGAATTGCCGAACCGGAGGGGTTGCAACCAAACGAAATGACAAACCGCGAGGCGTCCGATACCGTTACTGAGTTAGAAATTGTGGGGCAGCTTGAGTCTGTGGTGTAAGGGGCGGCGCTTGACGGGGAGAGCAAAACAGCCCGGTCATACGTGTTGGGGCTGGCATTTACTTTCCACAGATACAGCCCGCCGCCTCGTGGGTTAATGATCAGGTCTTCGCCGTAGTTTGATTGGCTCCATAGGCGAAGCTGCGCAGCCACGCCAGAAGTTGCAGAGACACCCCAGCCAGTAGCGCTGCTGTATTGGTTAACGGCAACCCCAGAATTATGAGCCACGGCAGTACTACCCACGCCTCGGGTGCAGCCTGTAAATGTAGTAGCGGTTAAACCTGAGTAAGTGATGGTCTCACCCTCAATACCAATCGTCCCAGTTGCAGCAAAGCCCGTAGTGGACACGACAGTAATTGTGGTTGCGCTTGAATTTAAAGCCCCGTTCAGGGTCGTCGTTGCTGCAACCGTTGTTGTGCCGCCAAAGCCACCTGCGCCCCAGCCTGTGAGGGTGATAAAAATCTCTTGGCCGATAGAAATCTGATACGCAAATGTGGCCGCGCCTGTAGTGCCCGACGATGTTGCCGGAGAAGTAACTACGATGCTGTAGGTGGAGGAGTCAATATACGTGATGCGGAATTCTTTGTTCAGCGCAGAAGCCGGAATGCCGTTTACAGCACCCGCCACCCCAGAGATGGTGACAAAGTCTCCGTTGACTGCGCCGTAGCCGGGGTCGTTGATGATGACGGTTGTTGAAGCATTGGTGGTCGTGAAGGCGTTGGATGCAACACTGTTGGTATCACGAAGCGGAGTGATATCAAAGAAATTTCCGCCGTTGGATTGCTGAATGTAGTACTTTAAGTGAGTACCCAACCCCATCAGGTTGTAGCTAGAGAGCGTCACCCAGTTCCAAAGCGCACGGCAGGTGCCCCAAAAAGACCCGGTCGTAGGAGCCAGAGACACGCCGTTGCTGTAATACGTGCCGGTATCTGCTACCCAGCCGCCCAGCTTTTCAGGATAGCCCGAGCGGAAGCGCACCTTGTCCATCTCAAACCAAGTGCCCTCGTTGGCAAGCGTGGTTGATTCACGGTTGACCCCCGGTTTGAAGAGTAGTTTTTGCAACGGCATGATTTACCTTATGCGGTCATCGCCTCTTGCGCGTGCTGAATGTGCGCAATCCGGTCGTCCAGCCCAATGGTACCGCCGTTGATCTTCTTTGTCATCCCAATGAAGTCTTTGGCATCAGCTTCCTTATTCAAGTTGCGCTTGTTCCAGTACCACCCGGCGGTCATTGCAGCCCAGCGCGGGGCCAGAATCAGGTCTGGGGAGTGGATGAAGTCTTCCCGCAGCGAGTCCGACGCCAGCATGTAGTTGTCCTTGCCAGTCAGTTGGATCAGACCGCGCCCGTGGTACAGCCAGCCATCCCCAGTCTCTTCGGTGCCGTTACCCATGCGCCCGCCGTAGACCTTGTTGGCAATCTTCTCCGGGTTGCGGGCATACTGTTTGGCAATCTCCATTGTCGGGAACCTACTCGGCCAAGTCTTCATCAGCCCTTCTGCGGAGTAATTTAAACCCTCTTCTAGTCTGGTGAAGTTACCTGACTCATGGGCGCACTGCCCGATAAACGCAGCCTGCCGCGTCGGAGTGTTGATCTCGTAACGCTGGAAAACCTCTTCTAAGGGCTCCACCCAGTCAAGGTTGATTTTAAGTTTGGCAAGAGTGTTAGCGAGGCTCATCATTTAATTGCGGGTGCTTTAGAAAGAAGGTCGGTCTTGGCTTGCGAACCAGCGCTAGAACCAAAGTAATAGGCAATGATCCCGGTCCATGCGGTGCCGAGGCTACCCAGCATCATCAGAATGGCGGGGTTGTTGCTGTCCACCTTGCCCAGCAGCATCATGATCAGGATGCCAAAGAACCCGAGGGTTACAAGTCCAGCAAGTACAGGGGGCACGATAGACCGGGTGGTAGCCTGCATCTCACGGGCCGACTTGCGGTCATCCACTTCCAGTTTGGCAAAGTTCAGGCCCAACTCCTGCGCCTGTTTCTGGAGTTCGATCTCAGCAATCTTGACCTGCGCGATTTGGTCGGCGGTCAACTTATTGTCTTTGATCAGGTCGCTGACTTTGTCCTCGTCCACCCCAATAGCCTTGGAGATAGCGGAGACAGCCATACCGGCCAGCGGGCCACCCATCGCAGTAGCGATAGTGGGGGCGATTTGTTTTAGCCAGTCCATTACTGTTTGCTCCTTGATAACATAGTTGCTGCGATTTGTAAAAGCACGCGATACTGGTCTACATCCGGTGGTTCTTCTTTCCAACCTACTGTGATCTGACCAATAAATTTGCCCTGCTCTGGGGGCACACTAATTCGGCATCCATACGTGACGCCCTTCTGGATATACCACAACCCAATTTCAGACTGAGCGGTTTTGTACGCACCGCAGGGTATTTCGCTTGCCATCAACGCTACGACATCCCGGTTATTAGCTGCGTTGGGAGTGAACAAACCAACATCCAACCCCTCGTGCGTCTTATCTCTGCCTTCCTTGGTGTAGGCCCGGTACAGGACTCGGGTGCCAAACATTGGGTTGACCTTGAATATAGCTACAACCGTAGCGTCTGTGTTTTTAAACAAATGCGCAGCTACATCCTCAACCCGGTCTTCAGCAATAGTAGGTAGCTTCTTTTGCTCTTTGTATGCGCCAATTAAGAAGGCTTGGTTCTGCCAGACAAAATATCCTGCAAACGTGAAAATTGCCATCAGCAAGATAGCGAACAATTTAAACGGAGAGTCAACGTAACCGAGAATCTTCTCGATCAGGCTGTTGGGGTTAACCTTCTCCTCGCTCACGAAACTGCCTGTTTGATGATAAATATCACGACAATACCAATAGTAACGATACAAATAGCACCGCCAACAACCTGTGCCATCAGAAGCCTTTGGGCGGACACCTTCTTGCGTTCAATTTCTGCAACCCGCTCAGCCCGCTCTCGGGCTTGTTTAATCTTCATGCGCTCTTTGAGCATCATCTCCCAGAGTTCCGGATAGCCGCCGTAGACCAACTGATGCTTTAATTCTTCTTCAGATTCGCGCAGTTGGTTGGCCTGCATGACTATTTCCATAGCCCTTCCGGTATCTGATTTGCCGGATTTGCCCGCATCGTTAGCAGCCTTTTGGACTGCATCACGCGCATCAAAGAACTTACCAAACTCACCGACAAGACCGTTAATGTCCTTGCCTAGCTTGATAGCCTTTTGAATGCCAAGCACAGCAGCTTGCGCAGTAGCAAAAGCTGTTAGGGGATCAATCATACACCCAGCGCTTAGATGCTAACTTTAACTACCCAAAGCAAAACTCCCAGCAGCAGCACCGCTGAAACAAAGGCAATGATGTAGTCTTTCATTAGTCGAACAAAAGATTTATTTTTCCAGCGTCAAAGGTGTCCGTTCCGCCGACTGTTGTGATGCGAATGCCAACTAGCGCGCTAGCCAATACCACACCACCAGCGGAAGTAAGTACGCCGGGAGCATCGTAAGTTGAGCTTCCAGCGCCAGACCACGCAGTGCCGTCTAAGGTGGCAAGAGTGTAGGTCCCATACAAATCGTTTGATGAGTTTATTAAAAATCCAATAGTCGTACTGCTTTCGGATAGCGAACCCCCGCTAAATCTAGCGCTAGAAGACGTATACCCAGTGCTAACTACTCCGCTAGCTGTCATCAACCTAATAACAACAGAAGAGGTTCCAGAAGTACTAACATTTGAAAACATCACCGTAACACGTTTAGCAGACGACGGAATATCCGTAAAATCAATACTAGTGCCAGAGGTAGATGCAACCGCAGTAGCGGAAACAAGCGGGGGTGCCGCAGCCCATGTCTGATCCCCGCGAAGGTAGGTTGAGCTTGATGCAGTTCCTGTAGCAAGCCGTGCCGTTGGGACGATGCCGGTAGCCAAATCATTCGCATCAAGTCCTGCCGCCATCGTCAGGTTGCCACCCAAATCAACGGACATCTTGTCCAAAGTTTTGTAGTTAAACTTTAGGGTGGATGCGGTTTCCGTTTGAACTCCAGACTGCGTGCCTGACGTATTTACCAGAGTCCGAGACGTTGCAGTTTGTACGCCCGATTGAGTACCAGAGGTGGTAATTGCCGAGCCGCCAGATGTAAGAGAAACTTGAAACGTCGTACTAGTGCGGTTAACCACGTAGTAGTCAGTAGCCGCAGTCAAGCCTGTCGGCAGTGCGCCAGTCGTAGTAAACGTAACAACATCGCCGTTGGCTGGGGCGGCGACTACAGTAACAACCCCCGGAATACTGGTGGCCGTAATCGTTGTCGAGGCTACTGTTTGCGAGGCACTAACAGTGTAGGTTCCAATACTTCCAGAACCCGTCCCCAATGCGGTAATGGTGGTACTCGCCGTAACACCGGTTCCTGAAATCGTCTGCCCAACGGTAATAGTTCCAGACGCTACATCCGTTACAGTTAACGTCGTTGACGCAATTGAACCTGTAAAGGTAGCCCCGGCGGTTATGCTAGCAGTTTGAGCTGTGCCAGTTGATGTTGCCAGTTTGTACGTGGTTGCAGTACGGCCATAAACGTAATACGCAGCGTTGGCTGTTATGCCTGTAGGCAAAGCGCCCGTCGTAGAAAAAGCAACAGCAGTTCCGTTAGCCGGTGACGTTGCCACAGTGACAACTGCGGGAGTGGCAATCGTTATAGTCGCAGTTTGAGTGGCGGCAGTTTCGTTTACCGTCCAGTTAGTTAATGAAACGGGGATGGCCGCAACAGCGTTGTTTACAAAACTGCAAGTTGCCAAGGCGTTGGTCGTAACCCCTGTTGGAGCAGTTATACCAAGTGACACTGGAGTCAGCGTCATGGTCCCGGTGCCAACTGCTGTTATGTTTACCGCAGCGCCACCAACACTTGTAGACAGCTTGATGGTTTGAGTGCCGGAGTACGTTCCGGCAATGGTGGTAGAAGCGACCGTCTGGGAGATTCCAACTGTGTATGTGCCAGCGCCACCCGCACCAGTCCCCAAAGCCGTTACAGTAGTAGTTGCTGTAACGCCCGTCCCGGTAATAACAGTCCCAACACCGATTGACCCCGCAGAAACTGAAGTGATGGTAAGCGTTACGCCACTGATGCTGCCAGCCCCAGAGAAATACGGAGTTGCGCTAGTTTCTACAACGTAGTACGTGGTATTGGTGGACAACCCCGTTGGCATCGTGTCCGTCGTCGTCAGAACAACTGCCAGATCATTACTGAACGCGGCAGAAGCCAAGGTGATGGCTTCCGTGGTGGTGTTGATTGCGCTTGCCTGTGCAACAGACTGAGCAACTGCGCCGTTTAAATATGCAGTGCTGTTAGTAGTAATCGTGCCGGAGGCGGCGGTGCTGCCCCGAACAACTTGGGAGCCACCGAGTGTCTGCGAAGCCCCAACCGTCTGCGAGTCGGTAACGGCCTGTGTTGTTCCAATCAACTGTGAGGTGCCGACAGACTGTGAGGTGCCAACAGACAGCGCACCGGGCACATGATTCATTGCCGAAGCAAAGTTGGTGCCGTCGCTCCACACCGTCACCGTTTTACCCGCAGGGATAATAACCCCAGTACCGGCAGCGGTCGTGTTGCCAAGCGCCGTCGAGTTGTAGATCGTGGCGACGTAGGCGCTGGCGTTGTAGATGATGTAGGTCTTTTCCGCCGGAGGAGCGTAGACCGCAAAGTTTGCCCCGGTGGTCGTGGTCAGCGCAATCGACATGTTGCGCGATTCATCAGGAGCGCCGTTCAGGGCCGTGAAGGCTTGGTTGGCCGAGGTGACGGAGACCGACACATACCCTGTAATACCCGCCTCCATCAGCGTGCCAAGGTTGGTGTTGGTCGTGTTGCCCCACGTACCGGCTTGATCGCCCGTCGTGATCAGTTCGATCCGCAGGCTGGGGGAATAGGTGCTCATTACTGTTCCTTATTGGGGATTATTGATATTTTGCCAGCCGGGGGTCTGGCTGTCATCTATGCCGGACCAGCCGGGGGTCTGACTGGTGGCGATGGTTGTCCACCCGGTACCCTGCGTGTTGCTGAGGACCGCCCAGCCGGGAGTCTGCGTGTCGGTGATGTTGACCCAGTCAGGGTTTTGGGTGCTGATGATCTTGATCCAACCGCCCACGCCAAAGCTGTCGGCCAATAACGAGTTCTCAGTGATCGCCACGTTGAACCCAGCCACGACCGTCTCGATGGATGCGCTGTTCAGGTTTTCAATGACCGAGGCCGTGAAGACCAGAATTGCCGTCTGGGCGTCTGCCGCAGATAAGTTCTCTGTGATCGCGAGGGAGAATGCATTAACGATGGTGCTGACATCAGCAACCGTCGTGTTTTCGGTAACGGACTGGGCAAACTGCGCGGCGATGGCGTTAATGTCACCAAGGGTTGTGCGCTCAGTGATGGACTGGGCAAACTGCGCTGTGATAGCCCGCACATCGTTTAAATTGCTGTTCTCAGTAATGGACTGCCCGAAGTTTGACTGCTGGGTGCTGGCGTCCGCCACCTCAATGATGGCTTCTGTGCGGGACTGGAACGCGGCAAAGAATACGATATTCGCGTCGTTGAGAACCGTGTTCTCTGTAACCGACTGGGCAAACTGGGCCGCAATGACGGGGGTGTCGTTTAAATTAGAGTTCTCGCTAATCGACTGGAGGTAGGCCGATAGCTGCGTGCTGGCGTCGTTGGAGTTCAGGTTCTCGTTGATGGTGCCAAAGAACAACCCGGTGGAAGTAGTATCAACATCGTTGCTGGTAAAAGCTTCAGTCCGGCTTTGCAAAAACGCAGACAACTGAGTACTAGCGTCGGCAGCAGACACGGCCTCCGTCACGGATTCGGAAAAGCTTGCCCCTGCCAGTGAGGCAAATGGGGTCTGGGCAAAGCTTGCAATTCCGAACATGATTACGCCAGCGCGGCCTTGATCTCGTCCGGGGTAGCAGCGGCATCAATTGCGGCTTGTACGGCTACGTACTTGTCCCGAATAACCTGACGGGCAGCTTCTGCGCCTTCCATCTGGCCGGGGATTTGTTTGGCAATGGCTTCGTCGTAGGGGGCAAACTCTGCCGCCCGCGCAGCTCGGCGCATATCGTGGCCGATGGTCTTGGCTTTGATCACGTTAATGGCAATCATGCTGCGTACTCCCAAGCTGCACGGAATGTACGGTCGGTGGGGATGTCGGCAACATCCACGATTTGGTAAGGCTTGCCAGCCGGAACGTCTTTGGCTGCGATCTGCTCAATCGTCAGGCCGCACTCAGGGGCCGGAACAATCACAGCTACGCCGCCATCGTCGGTGGGGTAAATGATACGTTGGTTCATGGTTTACCTTTAGCGGAAGACTGCGACGTTGATTATTGATGAATCAGTCGGTGTTCCTGAATAATTTGTGGCTGTTAGGCGAAATGATCCCGCAGTCACAGAATAGTTTGTGTTTATTACCATAACTGTTGTATGCGATATTGCGACACCAGAATAATTTGCATCAGACATTGCAGTTGTGAAGTTCACCGTGTAATCACCAGTACCATTATCCGTAATCGAAGTTACATTACCACTTGCACGAATTGCCACAGTACCCGTGCCGTTGAAGTTAACCCAAGCGCGACAACCGTAGGCGGTGGCAGATGATCCATAGCCAGAGTTAAACGCAAACACACCGGACGAATTGAAGCTGGCGACATCTGCCGTCGTAGCCCCGGTATTGCCCACCCCCAGCCGCACCGTGCCGTCAGGGCTGGATGGCTGATACAACGTGAAGTTGTTGGTGGCTGTGCCCGACTGGCCTACCTGCACGTTGTTGGTTTTTAAGGTGGACATTAATATTTTCCTTCAGCAAAGACGCTTCAATCACAACGTCCATTTTTACCATTCCACAATTACAACGCCGCCCACACCTGCTCCACCTGCTCTGTCGGTTGCGCCAGTCGCATAAGCACCGCCCCCACCATTTCCAAAACCAACAGCCGCATTACCTACACCATCAGTGCTTCTTGATTGTCCACCAGTACCGCCAATAAAGCCTGCACCAGTTAGTCCAGCAAAATTGCCATCAGGTGGTATAACTTGAGAACCGCTTGAACCGCCGCCATTGCCACTTTTAGCATCGGCAATACTACCAACTGAGCCAGCTGATCCAGTGATATTAATGTCTCCAGAAGAACCCGCACCACCAGCGCCGCCCGCACCGCTAGCGCCACCTCCCGTAACAGTCGCAGCAGTTGCCCCACCTGTGGCAGAACAGCTTGCCCCAAAAGAAGATGTACCTGCGGCACCGCCGACTGTTACAGTAACCGTTCCTGCGGGAGTAAGTCCTGTTACATACTTAATTGCCACACCGCCACCGCCACCCCCTCCACCCACAGAGCCTGACCCGGTAACAGTTCCTCCGTTACCACCGCCACCGATAACAGTAACCTTGACAGCAGTAATTCCCGAGGGGACCGTGAAAGTGCCGGATGAAGTGAATACCTGACCTTGTGTGCCGGGTGAAAGTTGAGTGGTGGTGGCAACAGTCCCCGTCGCGTCTGGCAGCGTCAGCGTCAGGTTACTCGCCGTACTCGGCTCTTGCAGAGTGACGCTGCCGCCGCCGGAGGAGTTTAGTTTCAGGCTCATGGCTTACTCGTACAAGATGTTGATGGTGCCAGCGTCAAATGTCTGCACTCCAGTGACTGTCGTGACCCGTACCTGAGTCAGAACACCGCCAAGCGGAATTGATCCGGCCCCGGTAACTATGTAGTCGGTGTTTGAAATGCTGACGCTTATGTTTGCCGCCCAAATATTTGAGCCAAGTAAAGTTAAAACTACCGTCCCATGTCGGACAGCAGCGGCAGATGCGCCGCCACCTAGACGAACCAAAAAACCAGAAGTCATTAGTGTAGACCCGGTTGCCGTACCCGCAATAGTTGCACTGGCACCGAGGTAACCCGTAGATACAAAACCCCCGCTGGTGCCTAACTGGATAATTACGTCGCTGGTGCCGCTCGTTGAAACCCCGTTGAACATCACGGTGACACGTTTAACCCAGTCGGGAATGCTGGTGAAGTCGATGCTCGTGCCAGAGGTAGATGCCTGAGAAGTGCCGGAGACTAGGGGATACAAGCTAACAGCAACCCCGCCGGTTTGAACCGCAGGGGTGGTAATCCCAGAGGTTCCGTCCATCGTAATAGCCATATTTAGTCCTTTAGGTCACAGTCCAGACGGAACCGGAGGACACCGTTACCGTGATACCAGATGAAATTGTTACGGGGCCAGCGCTCAGACCGTTGTTTCCTGTGGCAATTGTGTAGTCGGTATCAATCGTGGCGGAGTTTACAAAAATACCGCCCAACGCATTCACCACTTCGGATTTAAATTCGCCAGTGCTGGGGGTGTATAGCAACTTGGCATTGGAAGTGTTGACCGCCGATAGGCTTCCACTCGTTGCGGTGGCAAGCAACGGGTAAATATCAGTGGCCGTGCTCGTATCGTTGGAGATCGTTGCGCCACTTCCAGAAACCGTCGCCCACGAAGTGTCCGTGCCATCCGTGGTCAGGTATTTGCCTGAGTTACCCCCTTGGCTGGGTGCAAGTGCATTAAATGCAGTGTTCGCAGTTGTTTGACCCGTACCCCCCGCCACAATCGGCAAGGTTCCCGCAGTCAAGGTTGAGGCCCCCGTGGAAAACAGGGCGTTGTTCGCGCCCGTGAAAGTGGTCAGACCCGTGCCGCCGTAGGCTGGCTGAATAGTGCCGCCCTGCCACGTACCACCGGTAACAATTGAAGAACCAAGATTAAAGGCGTTGGTACCGAACGTCACGCCCTCGGGCAAATACGCATGGATGTCCCAGATACCACCAACAGTGCTGTTGTCCGTCAAAAAGACCGCGCCCGCGCCGCCAGTAGGGATCGTTCCAACTGATCCAGCGGCGTAATTCTGGATCGTCAGCGTGCCCGTCGCCATGTTGTTAAACACAAACGCTACCCCGGTCGTCAGGGTAGTTGCGTCAGGCATCGTATAGGTCTGCCCACCAGTACTTACAAGCGTGTGAATGTAGCTCGATGCTGCGGTCAGGGCAGTAGTGCCACCTGCGGCAGTTGTGTTGGTATTGGACTGATTTAAACGGTTAACCGCGACGTTCTGGTTGGCATCGCGCAGCATCACCGAGTTGGCACCAGACGATGTCGTAACCCCAGTACCGCCATACGCCACGCCAATGGTCGATCCCTGCCATGTGCCAGAAGCCACGGTACCCAACGCACTTGCGTTACCGCTTGCATCCAGATTGACCGACTTGCCCGATGGGTACGTGACGAAGACGCTGACCGTACCAGAGAAAGTTTCCGCGCTGCCCCCGTTGCTGGATGCGTAGATGGTCGTTCTAGTCAGCGTAGGGCCGCTCGTGGAGTACGTGCCAAGGCCCACCTCCCAGTTACCCGCCGTGTCCGTGGAGGAATAATAGGTGGTGTTGGTGTCACCAATGACAGCAAACGTCTGAAAGCCCGCAACCGCGCCGGTCAGCGTAAAGCTTACAGTGGTATTCGCCGTGGCCGATTCTTGGACACGGTTTGCGAGGACCAGAGCCATTGAAGACTCCTTTATTAACTCGTAGCCGTGGTCGAGTAGGTAACGCTAACCGTGTCGCCTGCCGTGGTAACTTTGGCCGTGGAGAACGCCCCTGCGCTATACAGCGTGCCCGAAGTGTTGTTCTGCGTAGAAGATGCGCCAGAGCCGGTTACCAAGAAGCAGCCACCCACCGTACCGCCCGCGCCTGTGATGGTGTAGGTGATAGCCGTGGCAGTCTTGGTCGTCACGTTGGTTGGCGTGGTGCCCGTGGAGGTTGCGGAACTAAACGATGCCGTGCCCCGCACAGCAGAACCACCCACCGTGTAGGCGATGAACTCAGTCCAGCCCGCGTGAGAAGTCATAGTGTCCGCAGCGGCAAACGTCGGGCTTGCGCCAGAGATCAGGCCAAGGAACGGACCCACAGTCGTATAAGCGCTACCAGACAGCAGGGTGTCCAGCATCAGCTCTTTACCAACGGCGTTAACCAAGTTGGGGAACTCATCTTGCCACTTGATGCTGCCATCAGCAGCGCGGCAGACCACATGATAGTAGCCTTCAACACCGACAGACTCAGCCCCAACCACATTGGACTGCATGGTCACCTGTGCGTGATCGCCAAAATTTGAAAGTTCTTTTTGCATGATTGATCCTTAAACAAGGCGGATAAGAGCAGAGGTGCTGGTGTTAGCGGGCATCTGCACCGTGAAAGAGGTGGTCGAGGTCTTGTCCGAGCCGAAGTCCAGCACGCATACGGCACCGTTATCACCGGGCGTATAGATCAGAGCGCCACGCGCCGTTAGCACACCAGTCCACGCGGGAGACGAGAAGTTGACGTACGTAACGCTACCCCCCGAGGTAGTTTCGCTAGAGATTGTTGCGGTAACAACAGAACCGCCTGCAACATAGTTGCCGCCCGACGCTTCACCTGTCGTGGTGTATGCAGTTGTGGTTTGATCCAGCGTTGCAGAGTTGGTGTACAGCGCCAGATAGAACGTGTCCGAGGCAAAGTTGATCGTGCCGTTAACAAGGCCCGAACGCAACGTGTTGCAGGAGTAGTTGCCTGTAAACGCCATTACCGGACCCCGTTATTCTGAGGCAGCGGTGGCACACGGAACTGCCCTGACCTGTAGGCGTCAGAACGCTCAAGACCATCACCCAGACGCTGGGCCAGAGCAAGCGCTTCTTTGTACTTGCCATCGTACAGGGCCAGCATGTCTGCTTCGCCCTTCATAAAGGTATAAGCCTCTACCAAAGAGCCATACAGCAAGACAGTATCGAAGTTGTCGCCCAGCCATGTTTGACCGTCCGCCGCTACCGAGATCGACTCTGGGTAATAGTAGTAATGCAACTCAACGCTGTAGGCTGCATCTGGAGTCGGGCCAAGGATAAACGACAGCTCATCGGAAATGGTTGCACCTGCTACCGTTGGGCCAAACAGGGCGTAGTAACGAGGAAGACCCGTGCTTGTCGGCGTTGGGTATGCCTGCCGGATGAAGTTCACATCCTTGTTCAGCAAGTACTCAAAGCGCCCGTCTGCGTCAATGACTGCCATAGAGAAGGCAGAAAGAAAATCAGTTGGGCACGACAAGTATTTGTTGTTGGCAGACACAGACCCGGTGACGTTCTTACGGATTGAAGGGAACTGCACCGTGTTGAAGATGCGCTGCTCAGCCTGCTGGACGAACAACGGGATGTTCGCAACAAAGTCCGATTCAAAGTTCTGCGTGTAATCGCAGATGGCATCAGTCAACGCAGTGTAGTTCATCTTTAGGCCATCGGTCCACGAGCCATCAAGCCCTTGGTAGCTGCGCCGGTTCCACGGATTTTAATGCCGCTGGTCTTGGTGGGCTTGTACTCGTTACTGCGCTCGTTTGCCACAGACACATTGGCCTTTAGCGCTTCTTTAACAGGCATTTGCCCAACTACAGGCGTTGCCACGGTGGTAATTTTTCCAGACATATTAAGCTCCTTTACGACCGGGGCTTTTTTGGTTGGCAATCTTTGCCAAACCTCGACCCATCTTGAGCATGTCGGCGTTTGTCTTGCCGCCCGCACGCATACCTTTAGCACCGTGCATACGTTTCTCGTGGGCCTTGACTTCGGTCTTAGCCACTTTCTTCATTGCGTCCATGTCCAACTCCTTACGTAACGGATACTGTGACTGTACCCAATTGCACAGATAAAACCAAATTATTTGGTGTTAGGTCGGCATCAAAAAACCTTGACCCACCAACCGGAGCCCAGCCCCACTGAATAACTCTGCTACCCCCCGTCAGGTATCCGTCTGAGCCACTGCCCGCAACCACATACGTGCTGTCCGGACGAGGGTTGCGCAAAGCCTGCGGATCGTCTACAGGGTACATGCCCAACTGCAACTGTGGCTGGTCAGGATCCCAGCACTGCGGGCAAACAAGAAGCTGATACCTTTTAGTTTTAACAATCTCAGTTTTCAGCTCGGTCAGCTTATAGCGCTGTCCGCAGCGATCACACATTGCAATCGCATTTTTGCCTGAAGCAAACCGACTGCCCATTAGAAGCCACCGCCAATAAACATACGACGCGGCACAAATCGAATGGATGCCTTCTCACGATCTTCCGTGCTGGCAAACTCCCAAGCCTCGTCATACTGGGCTTTGAGAACCGCCATCCGTGCTTCCGCACCGGGTATTTTAAGCGCCAGATAGTAAGCCAGTCCCGCCACCATGCACGGCACAAACCGGAATGGCACGTCCGCCACGTTCACGCCATCTCCAATGTCTTGGGTGCGCCGCAAACGCCAGTACACGAGCTGGTATGTCTGGGAGCCATCAGGGGTAGGCCACACCGTAACGGCGGGTACCTGTGCCCAATAAACCGCCGTACCAGAGGTATGCGTGGCTGCAGTAGTGTTGTCCTGCCCCCGGGCGCAGCTTGTTAGGGTATTCCCGCTAATCGCTCCGTAGCCAATGATCTCGTTGTCAATCTTGACAAACCCAGCAGCGGGAAGACCCACGGTGGAGCTGAGCGTAACGGTCGTGTTGGTGGCTGACAAGGTGCCGCCGGAGACGGTTAGCCCTGTGGGGGAGATTTGTCCGGTATAGCGCTGAATCCAGATTTGGATGGGACGCGCCTGCTGCAGCTTGTTGGGGATGGTGGCGTAGGTAGAAACACTAATCCGGGTGATGGACAGGTCGGCCTGAGTGGCTGCGTTTCCTGCCCCGGTACGGATCACATGCTCGATCAGGTCCACCGTGTCGTCGGGCAGCGGGTAGGTGTTCTGGCCTTGCACGAAGTTGATCGTGCCCTGCTCAAAAGTCCACATGTTCAGGCCACGGTTGGCCCAGTCTGCAAACAACAGGTTCAGCGACCGACGAGCGGTCTTGAGGTCATAGCCCGTGCGCAACTCACTACCGGCACGCTCGAATGCCTCCTCAACGATCTCAGAGAGGTCGAGGTTAAAGCTACTTGCGCCGGAGGTGGTTGCCATGATTAACGCATCTTTCCACGGGTTTTGCCGCGCTGGGCAATGCCATCAGCGCGGCTGGAGGCGGAAGAGACAGAACCGCCTTTTTTATACTCTTGTTCCACCATCCGAACGCGTCTACCCGGAGACATCAAAAACTGCCCGAGATCGCCATCAAACTCGGGGTTAGCGTAGCGACCCTCGTCAGAATCTTTACGCAAACGCATTCCGGCAGCCAAATTGCTTCCGCGAACATCAGTACGACGCGCCATCGCCTCGTCATCTTTGATCGCTTTATACAGCTCTTTAGGAGAAAGTTTATTCCCCTTCATGGGGGTATTTGCGGAATCAGCCATTATCGAAACCTCGCTGTCTTTGCTGCCACTTTAGGTGGCTGCTTTACGAATTGCTTCCCGGCAGCTTTGCCCGCACGTTTCGCACGAGTCGTTGCAGCGTACTCAGCAGGGCTGAGGCTCTTGATCGCAGCTTCTGGAAGGTATCGCTCACCAGTTTTACTAGACGGTTTGCCACTTTTTGTCTTCCATTTTTGGTCGCCCCAATCCTTTAATGACTGCTGCGGCGCTTTCATTTAAACCATCCGTCCCTTGGTTTTACCACGCTGGGCAATCCCATCGCCGCGTTTAGACGCAGTCATGCCACCTTTGGCAAACGAACGGCGATATTCAACTCCAACTTTCTGAGGCGTAACAGATGCAGATTGTCCAGCGGGCTTGCTCACCATTGCGTCAATATACGCCTTAATGCTGGAATCTTTATCCAACGCTTTTTCATATGCAAGACGCCCACCTGCGCCTTTAAAGTTTTTATTTAGAGCCAAAAATTGAGGGGTTAGCTGCAGGCTTTCAGGCTCTGGTTGTTTGCGCCCAAATTCCCGCCCCATACGCTCAATTGCGTTGGGAGAAATATCCCCACCTGATTGATAGCGCTTTGTCTTAGTCACGGTACCCCCCACCTGCTGCCTTGTACTTCTTGGCAACAAGCTGAGCCTTACGGGCTGACCATTGTCCT